ACACCTATGATGCGGTGAACGATGTATTCGTCGCACCGCCGACCGAGAACGATTCGGATTCTTGACGCAGGTGATTAGTCTGCGTGTCGTAAAGTTGAGGAGCAAACAAATGAAACTGACTAACCAGCACAAAGCGGCGCTCGCGTCGTACGCACGCAGCGCACTAGCAGCAGTTGTTGCGGTTGCAGCAACGGGCAACTATCAACCCGACGACCTACTCAAAGCAGCAGCAGCAGCGGTGTTGCCGCCATTGTTGCGTTGGTTGAACAGCAAAGACACAGCATTTGGGCGCAACAGTGCGTAAGTTGCCAATCAGTCCGCTGCTGCTACCAACCGACCTAGCAGACGTGCCAAACGGCAAAGTGCCAGAGCGACTGCTTACCGCAATCAAACCCAGCGGCAAACTGCATCACTTTGCAGCCGAGTCTTGGCAACGGTTGCAGTACGCAGCAGCACACGAAGGTTTGGACTTGGTGCACGTAGGTGACTACCGAACAATGAGTGCGCAGGAGCATTTGTTCTTGCTGCGCATGCGCACGTACCCTGACGCGAAACGCACCACGCAAACGACACGCACGTGGCAAGGCAAGACGTGGTATTTGCACACAGGTGCACCCGTCGCAACCCCCGGCACGTCTAATCACGGCTTGGGGCTTGCCATAGATTGCGCACTACGGGTCAACGGGCAAAGCGTCAGCATTACCGCCAAACCTGACGGTGCGTTCCGTAGCGGGTTGCGGTTCTTGCGCAAGTGCGCCCCCGACTTGGGGTGGAGTTGGGAGTTGCAAAGCGAGCCATGGCATTTGCGGTATGTACTTGGGCGGCGGTTGGGGTGACGTATGGACAGCAGCATCATTGTGGCAACCATTGCGGCAGTCGGTGCGGTGGTGGTTGCGCTTGTGCAACGTGGCAGGCGCGAGAATAAAGGCGACCACGCCGCAGTCATGCGCAGTATCAACATGATGCATACTGACGTGCGGGATGTGCGCAATGATGTGCGGGATGTGCGCAATGACGTGCACAATCATTTAGCGTGGCACGCAGGAGACGACGACCGTGACCGGACTAGCAGACGAGATACGCAACCAACCACCTAGACGCAGGCGGCGAAACCAAATAGACGTCGTGCTAGACCAACTGGACAAGGGTGACAAGCAGGCGCTTATTGACGCACTGAATGACCACACCATTAGCGCCATTGCAATCCTTCGCGTATTGCAAGCACGGGGGCTGCACATAAGCGAGTCAACAATCAGCAACTACCGACGTGGACTGTATGCCCCTCTCTGACGAGTTGCGCAACGCTGTGGCAAGCGCCGATGTGCGTGTGCGACGCGAGCGTGACAGTGCTTTGCTGCAGGTCGCCAAACTGCAGGAGCAACTCGAGCGTGCCGAGTCGGCGTTGTCCATTGTGCGCAGCGCAGCGGACGCAGAACTACAGCCGCCGCACTGGTTGTCGCCGCCCGCAAAGCGTGCCAAGAGCGCTGCAACGCTGGTGTTGATGCTGAGCGACATGCACTTTGATGAGGTGGTGCTACCTGACGAGGTTGACGGATTGAACGCATACAACCGTGCCATTGCAACGCAGCGGTTGCAGCGATGGACGACGAACGTGGTCAAGTTGGCACGTCACCATTTGGCAGGGGTGCGCTATGACGGGTGCGTGTTGTTGCTGGGTGGCGACACGTTCAGCGGCGACATACATGAGGAGTTGACCGCAACCAACCACGACACCATCCTTGGCTCGCTGCTGTATTGGGCGGAACAACTTGCAGCAGCGGTGGACGTGCTTGGCAAGGAGTTCAAACACGTGCACTGCGCGGCTGTGCCCGGCAACCACGGGCGCACGACCCGCAAACCCCGTGCCAAACTGCGTGCTCGCACGAACTACGACTGGTTGTTGGCAAAGATGCTCGAGAAGCACTTTGCCAAAGATGACCGTGCCACGTTTCAAATCCCTGAAAGCGCCGACTGCTTGGTGCGCATTTATGGCATGGGGCACTTGCTGACGCACGGCGACCAAACCAGCGGCGGCGGCGGGATTGGCGGTATCTATCCACCAATCATGCGCATGCGTGCACGCAAAGCGCAGCGCTATTTGGCAACAGGACAATCGTTTGACACGCTTTGGCTTGGACATTGGCATCAGTATTTGCCCAGCCCCGGCATGGTGGTCAACGGAAGCATGAAAGGCGTTGATGAGTACGCCTACGTCAACAACTTTGCGTACGAGCAGCCGCAGCAAGCGCTTGCGTTGGTCGTGCCAGACAAGGGGATTACTCTGCAAGCGCCAGTGTTCTGCATGAACCGCAAAGCGGAGCGCTGGTAATGGCACGCCACAAACGCTGCGAGGTGTTGTGGCTGGACGCACATGATGCGACGACCGAGGCGTGGCATGACCTTGATGAACCATTTGACCCCGCACCCGTAGCGGTACTCACTCGCGGCTGGTTGTTGGAGCACGCCAAAGAAGGGCACGTTGTTGTTGCTGGCAGTTTGACGAGCGACGACACCGTTTCGCACGTCACCTGCATTCCGCTTGGCATGGTGAAAGTGTTGGAGACGTACTGACCAAGGCGCAACTTCGCAACAGGTGCGTCGTACATTGGACGCATGACCCAAACCGTACACATCCCCAAACAAGAACACGGCAGCCTTGCGTGGTTGCGCCAACGCCACCGTGACGAGCGTGGGCGCTGCATTGTCGGCGCTAGTGAAGTTGCGACCGTCATGCTTGCGAACGACTACGAAACGCCAGTGGATTTGGCGGTGCGCAAGTTGCAACACCCCGTAGTCACCGAGGCGAATGACGCAATGATGCGCGGCAACTGGTTAGAACCGTCGCTCATCAACTATGCAAGCGCAAAGATGGAGCGCACGTTGTTCACACCGTCAATCATGTACCTGCGTGACCGCATCATTTGCACGCTGGACGCAATCGCAACGCCCGACCAGTGCGACCCCTATGCGTTAGAGCACATTGTTGAGTGCAAGACCAACAACCGCTGGGCGCTAAGTGACGAAATCCCGAACTCATGGTGGTGGCAGGCGCAAGCGCAAATGTACGCAACGCAGATGAGCGAGGTGTCGTTTGCAGTGTTGGACAGCAAACTGCGGCTCGGCATGTTTGACGTGCAACGCAACGACGACGCAATCACCACAATGGTCAAGGAGGTGGAAGCATTCTGCGCCGCAATAGACAACAACACGCTGCCAGCGGACAGCGTGCTCACCGCAGAGCAGGTTGCGGCGCTGTATCCCAAACCGCAAGGCACGGTGGAACTGGACGCAGCAGTGTTGACCGACCTGCAGCAATGGCAGGCGTTGCGCGACGCAATAAAGGACTTGGAAGCGCAGGAGCGTGCAATCAAGGACAAACTTGCGGACGCTTTGCGTGACGCAGAGTTTGGCACGGTGAGCGGTGCAACGGTGCTGTCGTACAAAGCGCAAAGCACCAAGCGACTGGACAGCAAGGGTTTGACCGCTGCGTTTCCAGAAGTAGCGGAGCAGTTCACCACCAGCACGTCATTCCGTGTGCTGCGGATTACCAAATAACCAACACAACAAACAGGAGACAGCAATGACCAACTTCATGGACACATACGTTGACGTGGCGGAGCGGATACGCATACTGAAGCAGCGCTATCCAGAGGCAACGCTGCAACCAGCAGACCCCGCAAAGCCGTACTGGATAGAGGACGTGCCGAACGTGGGGCTGCGCTTGGTGTACGTCGCAGCGTGCTACCGAACACCAACCGACACCCGCCCCGGCATTGGCATGGCGTGGGAGCCGCTGCCAGGTTTGACGCCTTTCACCAAGGGCAGCGAACTAATGGTTGCGGAGACGTCTGCTTGGGGGCGTGCAATCGTTGCTGCGCTTGCAGCGGATACGCAAAGGGTTGCGTCTGCAGACGAGGTGCGCAACCGCACTGTGGTTGACGAGCAGCCGCACGTGCAGCGCAAACCAAACACCACCACCACCGTCAGCAACGTGGTCAGCATGCCAACCAAGGCGAGCAAACCAAGCGGCAGTCCAGCAAGTGACCCGCAACGCAAATACGTGCGCACCCTGCTGAAGCAGACGCAGAACGACGACGGGTTGGTGCAAGCGTTGTGCAATGGGAGCACGCTTGACGCTTTGACGGGGCAGCAAGCACGCAAACTGATTGACGATTTGCTCGCCATAAAGAACGGCACGGGTGTGTTGACGTACGACGCCGACGGGCAAGCGGTGGTCACCACCAATGGCTGAACAACGCAAGACTGGTTGCTGCGAAATGGAAACCGACGTGTGGGCGTGCGGCACAACTGACGTGCTGGTGCTGACGCAGGTACACCCTGCAGCGGGTGTGACGGTGCTGCGCTACGTGTGCAACGTGTGTGCTGCGCAGTACGGCAACGACGACGACTTTGCAAGGTTCGGTGAGGACAAATGACGCTGCGACGGTTTGTGTTGCGCTGTACCTACAAGGACAACACGTTGTACGAATGGTTCACCAGCACCAGTGACCGTGACGCAGTGGTTGACGGTGCGTTCTTGGTGATGCGCTTTGCGGCATGGTTGGACGACCCGCTAATGCCGGGGGAGGGTGACTACGTTGACGCTTGGACAAACGGGTGCGTTGAGTTGATAAACGACATGGACGTGGTGCTCGCAACAATGCCCGCACGACGCACAGCGCTGCTTGCACCACGCTTTGACCTGCGACGTCTTGGGCGGCGACATGGAGTTTGAGTGCATCGGGTTCGTGTACAACGGGTTGCCGTTCTGCTACGACTGCGGCAGAGCGCTCCCGTACATGGACGACAACGGACAAGACAAGCGGCGCATTTACGCTTGGCAGCGGCACAACCTAGACGGTGTGGTGATTGCTGCGTATGTTGACGGTGTGCCCCGCTACAAGTGCTGCAGTGTGTGCAATAAACCAGCGAACAAATGGAGGGGCTTATGACCAAAGAACAACTGTTGCTGCCATACAACAACACGGCAGGATACGTGCGCACACCTGCGAGCAGGGAGCGTGCGGTGCGTGAGGTGCGCACTGGTGTGTTGTCGGAGCGCTTGCAGCGCATTGAGTCGCTGTTGCTGCAACGTGGCATACAGGGCATGACGTGGGTTGAGGTTGCGCAGAACTTGGGGTTGCATCACGGGCAAGCGTCTGGTGCGTTGAGCACCCTGCACCGCATGGGCGTGGTGTTTGCGTTGCGTGCCAAGCACCACCGCTGCCACCCCTACGTGCACCACAGCATGCGCGACAAGTTTGCTGCGCATGAACGCATTGACACACCAAGCCAAACCAAGGCGGGGCAACGACTTGCGCTGCTTGAGGACTTGCATGACGCATGCCAACTTGCGCAAACGGTCGGCTGGACGTCGCAGGTGCAAACACTTGTGAAGTTGCTGCTTGATAAAGTCGCTGAGCATGACGGACGAACGCAAGGGTGATTGCCAAGGGCGACGGGATAGGTGCACGCACGCTGCTGCATGCCCCAAGTTCGGCACGCTGGGGCGTGCTGGGCGTGACGGTAAGCGCAGAGTCAAGGGTTGCGGCGACCCCGTTGCACGGGGCAAACGCAACCGTGCAAAGGGCGACAGCAAAGCACGACGTGCACGCAAACAACTTGGCATCGCTGGCGCAAACACACGCCATGAGGAGTTGTGGGGCGGCGACCTCCGGTTGGAGGTCAAAGCAGGTGCGCAGGTGCAACCGATTGTCACCCGCTATTTGGCGGCGGAGCAGCAGTCGCAACAACAGCGTGCCATTGGAGACCCTAGACCGTTTGCACTGATTGCCATGCCAGACGACTGGAGCGACGGACTGGTGGTGATGCGGCTGTCAAAGTTCCGCGAGTTGTTTGGTTCGTAGCAAAGCGGCGGCAGACTGGAGGGAGACAGCCACACCAGTCCACCGCCACCACACACCAAGGAGGAGTGCGTGCAGAAATCTATCAGGGAGCGTCTTGGTATTGACGCCAACATGTACTTTGCGGTCGTGCCCGAGTGGGTGCTTGATTTGCCCGTGTCGGCGCAGGCAATACGTGTGTATTGCACGTTGCGCCGCTATGCGGACAACAAGACAGGGGAGTGCTATCCGTCGCGTCGGTCAATAGCAATGCGTGCACGTCTGTCTATTGCAACACTTGATAGGTGTTTGCGTGAGTTGGTGGAGCACGGTGCGGTGTTGATTGAGCGGCGCAAGTCGGCAAGCGGCGACTGGACGAGCAACCTTTACACCGTGTTGAGCGTGCCGCACGGGGTGGCGTCAACTTTGATACCACCTCGCCCCGTTATTGCGGCGACAGGTAGCAGCAAGGTTGATACAGGAACTAAACCCAATGTGAACAATAAACAAGAACTGCGTCAGTACGATGAAACAGAACCGCCTACACCACCGACCAGCGAAGGGATGCTGGAACTCGCAGCGCAGTACACGGATTTGGCTGAACGCAATCCTGCAGCAGCGCCAGCGTTGCGCAGACTGGCAGCAAGGTTCACCCGCAAAGCGAAGGAGTTGATGCCGAATGAGTAGCAGCAAGACGGTACGACGCACACTTGTGCTCGTTGTGTTGTGGTTTGTGTTGTTGGGTTTGGTTCTGTGGTTCGGCGGCACGCCAAATCACGACGTGCGTGTCGTTGCCA